TAGGGGCATATATAGGGCAAAAAACAACTATTAAAAATTAATTATTTAATGAGGAAATATTAATGAATAAAAAAACTAATAACGTAGTCGATGTGGCAGTGATTGCCGAAGACTCTAAAACAGCAAGTGGCTTCGGAGCTTTGAATCTTGCAAGGGATACAGCTATTCCTTACATCAGCATTCTTCAATCCGGAAGCCCTCAACTAAACCCATCAAAAGCGGAATACATTGAAACATCTAAAGCTGGTCAACTGTACAATACAGTGACACAGGAAGCTATGGATGAACTTAATGTTATTCCTGTATTTTATCACTTAAGATATGTGGAGTGGAAACCCCGTGAACAAGGTGGTGGATTTATTGCATCCCATACTGCCGACAGTGGCATTCTAGGGCAAGCAACTAGAGATCCTATGACTAATAAGTATGTTCTTCAGAATGGTAACCATATCGTTCAAACAGCATACCATTATGTCCTTGTTCTTAGCAATGAAGGATACCAAAATGCTGTGATCAGCATGGCTTCAAGTCAGCTTAAAAAAAGCAGACGTTGGAACAGCTTAATGTTATCACAAAAAATTAAGGGTCCATCTGGGATGTTTACACCTCCTACATATGCATTTACTTATAAATTAAGTACAGTAAGTGAATCAAATGATCGAGGTAGCTGGTTTGGCTTCCAAGTAGAAAAAGGAGCGCAGGTAACTGATGCTTCTATTTACGGTGAAGGTAAAGCATTTTCTACTGCTGCATCAAGTGGCGCAATCGAAGCAAAACCGGAAGAACCAAAAGTAATCGCAAAACCGCAAACACCTGAAAGCAACGTAGACGTTCCTTTTTAGGAATATCTACTTATATAACTGGGGGTTTTGTGGAAGTTGAGAAATTCAAGTTCATATTTGAAGGTTTGGATATAGCTTATGGTCAGCACCAGCCTAATGGGTCACGTGCTGACGGTAAGCAAGAAGGCCAATCTTCTGTTGTCAGAAAGGAGGTAACAGATGAACTCTGGGAAAAACACCTCAAGGGTGAGGGTCCGTCTCTTGGGATTATTCCTATTAGGGCTGATAATACTACTAAGTGGGGATGCATTGATATTGATGATTATCCTATTGATACTCGTAATCTCATTCTCAAAATCAGAAAATTAAAACTACCATTAGTTTACTGCAAGTCAAAAAGCGGAGGTGCCCATCTCTTCTTATTCATGAAAAGCACAATTGCTTCAAAGACCATGAAAATTAAGCTTTCCGCTATTGCAGCATTGCTGGGTCAGTCAAACGCAGAAATATTTCCAAAACAATCAGGAATACAGCCAGAAAAAGGGGAGGTAGGTAATTTCCTCAATCTTCCATATTATCATGCAATGAAAACAATAAGGTTTGCCATTAAAAATAATGGGGAAAGAGCAACTTTAAATGAATTTTATGCAATGTATGATAAATACATTGTTGGAGATCTAGATAAAGTTAACATTAAAGGAGATGAGGAAGCTATAAAGGACGGTCCACCATGCCTACAGGCACTCTGTGACCAGGGATTTCCAGAAGGAACGAGAAATAATGGGCTATTCAATATTGGGGTTTACTTAAAGAAATTTGATCCCACCAACTGGGAAAAGATACTGGAGAAATACAATCAGAAATATATGGAACCACCGTTGGATCACAAGGAAATTTCCATCATAGTTAAGCAACTAAATAAAAAAGATTATCGCTATAAATGCAAGGATCAGCCAATTGTTTCCTATTGCAATGCCTCCGTGTGTAAGTTCAGAAAATATGGTGTTGGGGAAAACAATGTAATGCAGGAAATTGGAGTTTTAACCAAGCTGGATTCCAAGCCTCCTATATGGTGGATGGAAATTCCAAATCCAGATCCCGAAAAACCTGACTATAAAATTCAATTAAGTACAGAACAATTGCAGAGTCAACCAAAATTTCAATTGCGTGTTATGGAGGATACAAATAGCATGCCGCCGTTGATGAAGAATTCGGACTGGCAACAATTAATCGACGCTAAAATGAAAAAAGCCCAGATTACGCCAGTATCGAGTGATGGATCTGTGTCCGGACAGTTTTTAGCTCACCTCCAGGAGTTTTGCACTGAAAGGGCACAGGCCAGAACAAAAGAAGAAATTAGGCAACGCAGACCATGGACACAGGATGATCCTGAAGCATCGGATTATGGCACAACATACTTCAGGCTCAAGGACTTGCACGCCCATCTTATAAGAAACAGGTTCAATCACTATGGAAACAGTGGGCAGATCATAGCAGCATTGCAAGACGTCATTCCAGGGTGGAATGTAGAAAAAGCGCAGAAGTTTTTCAAGATAAAAGGAAGAGGCGTGAATGTATGGGGCATTCCGTCTTTTGATAAACAGGAGGATGAACCTGAAGCAAAATCAAAGGAGGAGTTTAATGTATTCTAGTTATCCAGAAGGATGGAGAATAAAATATCAAAATACCTTTAAAGGTTTTTTAAATGAAATGTGGCATGGAATGAGACAGAGATCAGAAAAAATATATAAGACACGTAAGATAAAACGAGAAATAAATATTACCAAGGAAGAATTTTATGAATTATGGGAGCAACATTTAACTAAATATGGACCATGTTGTCGTTATACTGGATCTAAACTTACCACTATACGAAGCTTTAAGGATAATAAAGATCTGCGTAGAAAAAAACGTACTCCTTATCCTACTAATATATCAATTGATCGTGTAGACCCTAGAAAACCCTATGATAAAAATAATATTGTTTTTTGCTCATGGGAATTTAATAGTAGAAAAAGTGGTGTTACTCCTGACGATTGTAAACGAATACTGGAAATATATGAGGAGATGAATGGAAAAAATTAACATCATACTAGGCCCACCCGGCACGGGTAAGACGGAGAACCTGCTGCGGATCATGGACCGGGAACTAAAGGAAAAGACTGCAGATCCAGGAGAGATAGCATTTGTTACATTCACTACAAGGGCAGCAAACGAAGCATCCAAACGGGCACAGGAAAAATTTAATTTAACCGAAGATGACCTTCCTTATTTTAGCACTCTCCATGCGTTTGGAAAACGGCAACTAGGAATGAATAATTCTGAAGTGATGAGAGTAGCAGATTACAGAAAGATGGCTGACCTGTATGGAATTGATTTGGAATATATAACACAGGATTGGGAAGACACAGGAATCATTCATACTGACAATAAATTTATTAGAGAGATAAATAAAGCTAGAACTAAATGTATGGAGTTGGATGAATATTACAATGCCTCTTATTTTAATTTTGATCTATATGATTTACTTAAGGTATCCAAATCATTGGAAGAATTCAAACAAAAGAACAATAAATATGACTTCACAGATATGCTTACCCAATGGGTAAAATTTGGACCTACACCTAAATTAGAAGTGGTCTTCATAGATGAAGCACAGGATCTTACCAGATTGCAATGGAATATGTGTGAGAAAATATGGAAAAACGCCAAAAGGGTTTATATCAGCGGTGATGATGATCAGGCAATATACAGGTGGGCTGGTGCGGATATAGAATATTTTATCAATCTTAAAGGAAAAGTGACCACATTAAAAAAATCATATAGATGTCCACAAGCTGTGCATAAAGTTGCATCTTCAATAGTGAGTCGTATTAGCAATAGAAGAGAAAAGATATGGAACCCAAGAAAAGAAAAGGGAATTGTGGAACTACATTCATTTGTTGATTCAGTTGATTTGAGTAAAGGCAAATGGCTGGTTCTTGCAACTTGCGGTTATATGTTTAAGGGAATTGAGGAAGATTTGCAGTACAGGGGATTGCCTTACAAAATAAAAAACAGACTACCAGTAGAGAAGGAAATTTTGTCGGCAGTGGATGCCTGGAAAAAATTACAAAAAGGTGAAAACCTTTCATACAAGGAAGTGGGATATATTTACAGTTACCTCCCAACCAAGACTGGAGTAACACACGGTTACAAAGGATTGAAAACATTGGATGAAGATGAAACTTATGACCTGGAACAACTAGTCATGCACCATGGTTTATGCACTTCAAGCGAGCACTGGGATGAAGTATTTGAAAAAATAGGATCCAGGAATATTAACTATATAAAGTCCTTGGAGAAAATTAATCCAACTTTATCAACCGAGCCGAATATAAGCTTGAGTACTATCCACATGGCGAAGGGTGGTGAGTGTGATAATGTTATGCTTTTAACAGATCTGTCACCTGCCAACCAAGAGGAGATGGCAATTAATCCTGATGATACCAATAGAGCTTTTTATGTAGCAGTCACACGTGCAAAGAGGCAACTACATATAGTAGATTCACAAAGTTATGGTGGGTTTGAGATATGAGTGCCCACAAGAAACAAGTAGGTGGGGATCATTATAAAAGAATGGCGATTCAACCCAGTCATTATATCGTCAAGAATAAGCTTGGGTGGTACGAAGGAAATATTGTCAAATATATTACAAGACATAGTATTAAAGGAGGTAAACAAGATATAGAAAAAGTTATCCATTATGCTGAATTACTTTTGGAAGACCAATACATCCCCAAGAAATCTCGTGGTGAGATCATGGGGGAAATAACTAGAAAATATGTCAAAAAACTTAATAAGGAAAAAAATGATACAAAATGAATTTATCTTTGCTAACACTATAAAATCTGAGTGGGTCCATCCTACTGAATTTCCATCCATGAAGGGTCATTCCGTGGTGGCTGTGGACTTAGAAACCTGTGATACTGACCTGAAGACAATGGGCCCAGGATGGCCTAGGGGAATAGGAAAAGTCATAGGCATTGCCATATCTGACGGACAATTTAGCGCCTACTATCCTATTGATCATGATGGTGGTGGAAATATGGACAAGAAAGCTGTCCTAAAATACATTAAATCTATATGTGAAGACGGTTCAATTGATAAAGTGTTTCATAATGCGCAGTATGACATTGGATGGCTATGGAGGTTGGGTATAGAAGTAAAAGGATACATACATGATACAATGATTGCAGCAGCTCTCATTGATGAGAATAGATTTTCCTATACATTAAATAGTATAGTTTCCCAATACCTAGGAGAGTTCAAGAATGAAGCTACTCTTAAGAAAGCTGCAGCTGAATTAGGATTAGATCCAAAAAGTGAAATGTACAAGATGAATGCTCAATTTGTAGGAGAATATGCGGAAGCTGATGCTAGATTAACTATTCAATTACATGAAAGATTAAAGGTTGAGATAGAAAGAGACTCTCTCCAAGGAATATACGATATAGAATGTCGCCTTATTAATGTCATATTTAACATGACAAAAAAAGGTGTCAGGGTTGATATGGTAAAAGCAATGTCCTTAAAGGGTAAACTTAGAAACAAGGAGAAAAAAATTTTAAAAAGAGTAAAAGATTTAACAGGATCCTACGTGGATCTGTGGTCAGCTAGGTCAGTTGCAAGAGCATTTGATTCCCTTAATCTGGAATATCCTATGACGGAAAAAACACATGCTCCTAGCTTTACCCAGACATTCTTGGAAACACACGCACATGAGCTCCCTAGACTTATTACAAAAGCAAGAGTTTTTAATAAATTACAAGGAACATTCATAGATGGAATCGCAAAATATATACATAATGGCAGAATACATGCCCATATAAACCAAATAAGGAGTGATACAGGAGGAACAGTTACAGGAAGATTTTCCATGTACTGTCCTAATTTACAGCAAATTCCTATTCGTGGGGAGATGGGTGTTGAAATAAGAAAAATATTTCTACCAGAAGAAGGGGAAGAGTGGTTGTCAGCTGACTATTCACAACAAGAACCTAGGCTTTTAACCCACTTTGCTGTTCTTAACAAAAATGATGGAGCATACGAAGTTCAACAAGCCTATAAAGAAAAAGACTTGGATTTCCATCAACAAACTGCTGATATGGCTGACATCCCAAGAAAATTAGCGAAGACCATAGGTCTAGGAGTGATGTACGGAATGGGATACAAAAAGATGGCCGTTGATTTGGACATTACACCACTGGAAGCAAAGAATATTTTAAAAGAATTTAGAATTAAGGTTCCTTTTATGCAGGAAATGTTAGAAGATGTGATGAATAGAGCCAGTGCCGTCGGAACTATAAGAACCCTTCTTGGGAGAAAATGCAGATTTGATTTATATGAACCTTCATGGTTCACCAGGGAATTTAATAAGGCTTTGCCATTAAAACAGGCAGAAGCAGAATACACAACAGTTAAAAGAGCAGGAACTTATAAGGCCCTTAACAGATTGATTCAAGGATCTGCAGCAGACCAGACCAAGAAGGCAATGGTTGATATATATGAGGAATTAGGAGTTGTTCCCCTCATACAGGTTCATGACGAACTTAACTGCAGTGTCAAGGATAAAAAAGAGGGAGAAAAAATCAAGGAAATCATGGAGACCTGCGTAGCGCTTGAAGTTCCTTCCAAAGTAGAGTATAAAGTTGATCAAAGTTGGGGTCATGCAAAATGATTGATTTAAGGTATAAAATAATATATAATGTAGGAAGAAATAATGAATAGAAGAGTAGGTTACAGAGAGCAAGGAAAAAAGAAGAAAGGCTATAGTAATAGCCCCACTAAGCCAGGATTTGCAATAAATCAGGAGCAGATGGAGTATGAGAGAAGAAAACTTCTGGAAGAGATGTCTCACAAAGTCAACAAAAAGAAGCTCAACAATATGGCAGCGGTTGCAGCAACGCATACACCTACTTACAAAGACGAAGAAGGAAACGAAAAAGAGCCAACAATGCGTGTCCTATCACTCGGCGCAGGGGTTCAGTCATCCTGTCTGGCACTCATGGCGCAAGAAGGACTGACGAAACACAAGCCTGACTGCATGATATTTGCTGACACTGGATGGGAACCATCCTTCGTTTATGAACACGTTGAATACCTCAAGAAGACTATAACAATTTGTCCCATTTACACGGTAGAAAGAAGTAATTTAAGAGAGGACCTTATTAGAGCAGCCAATCCAGTGAAGGGATCCAATGAAGAATGGAAGTCTTTTGCCGGACGCGTGCCTAATCCACCATTATTTGCAGCACGTCCTGGTGGAAAAGTTGGTATGCTCTACAGGCAATGCACACATGATTATAAAGTTATCCCCATACAGAAAAAGATGAGGGAGTTGCTCGGTATCAAACCACGACACCGAGTTAAGAAAGGAACAATCGTCGAACAATGGATCGGCATATCCACAGATGAAGCAATGAGAATGAAAAAAGCAAGGCTTCCATGGTTGGAATCCCGTTGGCCATTGATCGAAATGAAGATGTCAAGAGCGGACTGCTTACAGTGGTACCGTGACATTAAAAAGCATCCTATGCCAGGCAAGTCCTCGTGCATAGGGTGTCCTTACCACCATAATGATCAGTGGAAAAATATGCAGAAAAACTATCCCAAGGATTGGGAGGATGCATGCGAAGTTGATGATGCTATAAGACACGGGTTAAAAAACACAACAGCTGAATTGTTTTTACACAAAAAAGCTGTGCCACTACGAAGCATGAACTTTCTAGAACCACCCAAGCAAAAGGAATTGTTTAAAACCTTTGATGATGAATTCTCCGATGAATGCGAAGGCCTTTGTGGGGTATAAGAAAGGTGAGGACTATGATCCGAAGAGAGTTAGAGCGGGTCCGAAAGGAGGGACGGCACCTGAATTCAAATGTTTCGTTTGTGAAAAATGGTTTGACGGCAATGAATGGAGATATTCGTTCGATAAACATTGGTATCCTTTTCTTAAATATAAAATTAACTTTTTATGCGGTCCGAATTGCTCTACGGAGATATATGAAAAGCATAAAGATAAGTACGTAGGGCCATGATGAATAGAAAAGAAATTGAAGAAAAATATGAAGATGAACAGATGTTATTCGCTGATGGATTTGATAAAGCAATCATTGGAGTGGCCCATATACAGAACAAACGTATTGTGTCCTATGATACAAAAAAATGCATAAAAATATTGATGAAGGACATGACACAGGAAGAGGCCGTGGAATATTTTGATTTTAATGTTCTTGGATCGTACGTGGGGGAATACACTCCTGCATTCATAGAAAAATGAGTAAAGCAGATTTAAAAAGAAAGAAACATAAAGGAAGGCGGAAGGTTGGATCTAATAAGAGACGCAACAGGAGACGCGTTCGTTTAGGATTAAAGATAAGGAGAAAATAATGAGACCAGAAAAAGAAGAAATTGAAAGCAGGAAAAAGGAACTGCAAAAGCAGCACGATGATCTTTTGATAAAAATAAATCAGGGGAAGGAAGCGATAAGAAGCATGGAGACCAGTTTAATTGGTTTACAGGGGGCAATTCAGCAGTGTAATTGGACTTTGGAGCTGTTTAAAGAGGAAAAAAAGAAATAGTGGAAGTCTGGGATCCAAAAGATAAAAAGACCGTATTAAGCCAAATAAAAAAGGTCATATCGGGTCCTGAGCGGGGTTTAAAGGGTTGGGTGGTATGTTTGTACCCGGGTATTTTACTCATTTTAGTATTTTTGCTATTTAGTTTACTTTCAGGATGCGCAAGCATGAAATGGCCCTGGGAAAAAGAAGTTCCGATGATGGATGATGACCCAGATGCCATCATCGTGAGCGATTTAGAGAGTAATTTGGGAATTGACGAGACGGCCAATACAATTGCATGCATTAAACTACAACCGGAGTGTAAACTTGATTAATAAAATTAAAGATTATTTCTACTCTCTATGCGAACACTATGGTGGCAAGATCAGCAACTGGGGATGGCATAAAAGATGGAACAAGGTAAATAGAAATAAAGAGGATTGGTGGGAAAGGCATAAGAGCCTTATTGAGTATCGCAAAAAGTTTCCCTACTACCCGGAGAAGAACAAAAAGTGAAATATTTTCTCACAATTTTATTTCTTGCAATTATATTATATATGATATTTGTCTCATATATGCAGATTAACTATCCTAATCATTTTAACGCATTCTGATGCCTTGGAATCCAGAACACTATAGCATGAAGTACAAACCTAAAGTAATTCACACCAGAACATTTTATTGTGATGATGACCATCCTATTGTGTACTATACCTTTGATGATAATAACAAAGCGATGTGCGAGTACTGCTCTACTCACTTTGTCTATGAACCAGAAGAAAAGACTCACTCGGAGGAGATGCAGGACAAGCTGGAACCAATACTCTGTCCAATGCACGAGGACTACGATGACCAGGAGTCAAATGATGATTATGTAAATAGAATTTTGAAAGGTAGTGGATAGTGAAAACTGAAGAGGTTGTTAAAATCCTGGAAGACAACAAGATTACAAATGTTCATCCGCCAAGTACTATTCAAAGTAAGCTGAAGGATTATATAGATCTTCTTAATGCGATGCCAGAGATGATGGACCGCTATACCTGGCTCATGGATTTCGGTAAGAAGTCGGCGATCGTGCCGGAGCGGTTCAAGTTGAAAGAGTTCGAGGTCCCAGGCTGCCAATCACAGACGTGGCTCGTTCCTCATTTTACATATGAAGATACAATTTATTTTACAGCTGATTCAGCTGCGCTCATATCAAAAGGGATGGTGTGTATGCTCGCTGATGTTTTCAGTAATTCTACAAGAAGCGATATAGCATCCTTTGAGCTAAAAGAATTAAACGGCTTGAACCTCGATAATCTTTTGACTCCTGGTCGGAGGAACGGCGTTTATTCGATGCTGAAAGTGATCCAAGGGTATGGATCACACAAGCACTAAACACCTTTCTGCGTCCTTCTTAGTTATGTCTGACAGTACTTTAATAGTATCTTTCATTAATTGACGTCTACCTTCTTAATGTTAATAGCGTTTTCTTTTCCTTTGTTCTCCCCTATTTCAAATTCTATCTCTTCTCCTTCTTGTAGTGTGTCGATACCCGCTTTTTCTAAAGCCGATACGTGCAAGAAGACATCCTTGCCTTCCTGTTCAATAAATCCATATCCTTTGGCTGGATTAAACCATTTAATTTTTCCTGTAGTCATTTAGTTTCCTTTATAGTTAGTCCTCAATTATTTTGAGGATGTGTTTTTTTCCGTCTTCTTTCCATATTTCTGTTTTAGCCTTGACGGGTCGGCATTCCAGTCTTGGGCCATCTGGCCCTGAACTTCTTTCACTTAGTCTCTTTGCTTTCAGACAGTCTCCAATTGAATCATACGGGACGTGCTCTTTGAGATCCACCCCAATATACATTAATAGCGCTATAATAATTTCAACCACCGTTCTTCGCCTCCCTGAGTTTGTCCTTTAGTTTTTCTATATTCTCCCTAGCTTCCTTCATATCTTCCTGAAGTCTTTTTATGTTGACGGCATTGTGCATCATCGCCTCAACTTGTGCTTGTAATTTAGTTAATTGTCCGTCCTGGTATTCCAGGAGCATGAATTGTTCACTATCCGCGGGTAAACTGCCCATTTCGCCCCTGGGCCATCCAATTCTAAACGCCGTATTTTCAATGAGGTCCGCTTCCATCAGTGTATTTCGAGTTTCCAATGTATTTAGCCTGGCCTGGATGCCGAAAAACGCCCAGACGCCGACCGCTGTGGCCGAAAGTATCGCGAGAAGGTTGCGCATAGGCATGCTGATCGCCGTTTTATCCGATATATCAACTCTGCCATTTGTCACTTAAGCCCCGCATGAGTCACAGATATCGTCACAGGTGCATGGATCTTGGTTGCAGGCCGGGCATTCCTTAGTCGCCATAGCTATACCCACTTTTCGTTTCATTCTGCTGGTTCATGCCTTTCTGCTGCTTCTCCAGGAATTTAAACAGATCTCGATGCTGTTTCTCTATGGAGCGGTTCTGCTTCACGATCTCCTTGTCTTTTGACTGCATTCGTTTCATTTCCTTGCTCAATTGATTGACATCCTTGATTAAATTTTCCAGATCCAGTTTCATTTTGACCTGATTCTCAATCACCTCTTTCTTATTCTCTTCCTCGAAGCTCTTGTACATCTGGTCAACCCGAGAATCGAGTTTGCTCACGTACCATATGACTGCCACGCCCTGAATCAGCACAAACGCCACGACGGCGAAGGATATTTTAAGTCCGTTCATAATCTACTCCCATTTGAACACTTGTTTAATTGTCCACGACTCCTTTCTAGAGTCTGTCAAGACATCATTCTTGGCATCCTTTTCAGCCGAAGCGTTATCTCTTCCATATGTGATTGTGGTCGTGGATGGTTTGACTTTAAGTGTTTTCATGTCATAACACCCTACCATAAATAACGCCATCAGTAAAATGATAAATTTCATGCTTCAAGATTTTGGGCACCTAAGCCAATTCCTTTCTGCTTCTCTTCCTTATATTTCCTAAGCTGATCCTCAAATGCCTGCATTTCTAGGCAGTATGTCTCAATGTAGAAGGCTGGAATTCCTTCCCCCATTTCCTTCTCAGCTATGAAATTCTCCAAATGCGGACGCTGCAACTCACACTCTTCCTTTGTATAGTATGCGTAATAACCTTTATACTGAATTGCGGAGATGCCAGGAAGCGCTATGAGCGCTATTAAAAACCAAACTGTAGCCAAAATTATTTTCCTCTGAGGTATCTTTTCTCAGGGGAATACTTTAACCATTTTTTCCATTTATACCAGATATTTCTGATTCTGTGTGCCACGTTAATTGTCCTTTAAAATGGGACTCCGGAGCAACGAATGTGCCCCAGAGTCCACCGAGATGAAATGAAGTTGAGAATTATTGTATAACATTTGTGTTGTATTTATGCAACAACAAAGTGATTTTTTACTTGACAAGGTTTTTTGGCGGAATTCTGCCATAATTATTTACTTGACTTATCCCATTATTTACCCTATAATATGGGCTATTATAATAAGTCATTATAATAAGGTTCCTAAGGGGTGGGCCAGGGGTGGCCCACCTGAAAAGAGCAAAAGAAATGAAATGAAAAGAGAATATAACAAGACAGGAATTTATTCCAAGAAGGAGAGAATTTTCCTCCATGAAGAGGAATTGAAAAGTGTTATGATGAGTTTTAAAGCATTCCAAAACTGGATCAACAAATCCAGTAGAGGAGAAAAGTTATCCTACTACCGTGGATATATCGCAGATCCTACAGTCCAGAGGATCGCGCCAACGAATGATAGGGTGCGTGTGGACAAGTTTCGGAGGCAGGTCATGAACGCCTGCGATGACAACCACATCACCCTCGTTCAAAAGAAACACGGTGCGTTGGATTATGAATACATAGCGGTGCGGAGATGATCTGGTCGCTATTCTGGTTGCTCGTGATCCCAATCAAGATTTGGATAGCATTCCAAATCTTGGTATGGGTGTACAAAACATGGTTGGGTATATAATGAGCTTGTATAATAACTTACTGAAATTAAAGGATAAATTGAAGGATAAACCTGATGAACGCCCCAAGCTTGATCGTGTCATGTCAATTCTTATGCGCCGTTATGACTATGGCATTGATGACATGGAAGAATACCGTTACGGAGATTTTAGAGACGAGATTGCAACAGTAATTTTGAAAAGATGAATGAGCAAAAAGAAAAACATATACAAGAACAGCGAAATAAGATCCGTGAAAAACGGATTAAGGAGGCACTTGAAGATGACAAAAAATTCAAGCAGAAACCAGTCAAGTTTGAGCGTCCGCAGGAAGGAAAAATTGAAAAACGCATTGGTGGAATGGATACGTTCCATGTTGAAAAAGGTGAAGAGAAGAATACCTATCAAATTACTACGAAGCGCGAGCTTACGTTCAATTATGTCATTCGCGCGAAGAATGAGGAAGACGCAATGATAAGAACCTTAAGATTTTTATCAAAAGATGGCTCCGGGCAGTATGTGCACGGCGCCATGCAACAAGGAAAGCCACTCATTAAGGAGTGGATCGAGAGTATTAAGAAGTTGATATAACCATAGGAGGCAAAAATGGTAAAAAAGAAAACGAAGAAAAAAGCAAGAAAGAAACTGACGCCCCTGGAAAAAATCAGGAAAGAGCTTGATAAGCTAGAGGTGTTACACGGCAAGGAAAATGACATCGTTGAGAAAATCACCGATATCATTGATGAAGGCGAAGAAGATAATGATTGGGATAATGTGAGCTATGGCGGAACAGACTAATCAAGAGATACAGTACGATATCTACCAACCCTTTGGTCCGAGCATTCTGAAGGTTAATATGCCGCAAGGATATGTTGACCTTCTCAATGCGCAGTCGGATAAGATTCTCAGTGATGAGAAGCTGAGCAAGGAAAGGGACTGGTCACATAACCTCGCAGGAAATGTCAAGAAGGAAGTTGCGATCAACCACAATGAGATTGAGGGATTTCCGCAGTTTCTTGTGACAATGGCGCATGAGTACGTCAAGCGCGTTCTCCCGGAAGGGTTGAGTGACAAGGCAAAGGTATCCTTCAGCGTGTGGGTAGTCAGTCAATACGCAGGGGACTTCAATCCACTGCATATTCATGACGCCAATCTATCTGGCGTGGCATTCCTTAAGATGCCTCCGAAGTTCGAGGAGGAATATAAGAGTGAGGACCACCATCCAACAGTTGGGTGTTTGGAATTCCTAGGATCCATACCGAATCATTTCGCACGGCACAGCTATGTCGTGAAGCCCGTGGTTGGGGACTTTTATTTGTTTCCTTCGTGGCTTGCACACCAGGTCTATCCGTTCAGGAGTAAGGGCGAGCGACGCTCGATGGCATTCAACGTGCACTTTAAGCTGGAAGGTCCAGTGAAGGGGATTAATGCATAAAAATATTACATTAAAGGATTTCCTCGCGCGCGTCAGTGTGCGTGTGGATAAGTGCGGAAGGAAGATTCTTTTCGTGGAAGAAATAAAATTAAGAATAAAGGAGAAGAAATGAATAATTACATTTCAAAAAACGAATTAGCTAATTCGCTTGGGGTCAGCCTCGCAACCATTAACAGAAGGATGAAAGAAATTCCTCACATGAAGATGGGGGATAAGAGAAAGAGCAGGATATTATTTGATACTGAAAAAGTTAAGGAATATCTTAAAAAATTTGAAGTTAACCCATCCATGGATAAAAAAGATTCGGACAATGGTTGATACGACAAAGTACAAGAGCATAGCGATAAAGATTCCCTATTATGACGCATTGGTGCGTATGGGGTTGACAAAGCATCGTGGACCGGGACAGGAAATGATGCACATGATTAGCAAGGAAGCAACAATTAAAGGAATAAGGATCCGTGATAAAGGAATTATTAAAAGTAAACGAACAAGTAAGTAAAGTCTTGGCGAAAGCCGAGAGGGAGGATACAGAGTTTCCTGCATTAGTAGGAAGACTGTCCGCTATTACAGTTTATAAACAACCACTAGGTATCCACATTGTGTTGGGAATCATAGAAGAGTTTATAAAAAAATCAGCAGAAGTGAAGAAAGAGTCAGCGATGGCAGGATTTGATGAGACTGTCGTGCGCGAAACTTACGACCGAGTGAATATGAATTGGAACAACAGGAATAAGGTAAACTGATGACGAAAACAATCGTTACAATATCCCAACTGCCTGATGGCAAGATTAACCCTAAGACAGAGTTAATTGAGAAGCCGGCATGGCAACTTGGTTTTGATGATCAAAGCGCTGATATTCTACTTAAGTCCAAAATGCTGGAACACTTATCCCGAGGCTACCGCAAAACTGTGGAAAACTTCAGGAGGGGTGATGTCACTACCGTGAGTGGTGGCCAGACATCATTTTGGATTGTTGTGTTCCAGGACTACGAGGTAAGACTGCAGACTGCTATAGAAATTATGCAGATTATCACAGACGGACACAGGAATATAGAGAAGGAGTCAAAACCGGATGAAAATGGGATTAAAGAAACAAGCGAAGAACCCGACATTTACGCCGAGTAAGGCACGGCTAGCCATAATACACTGGCTTGACGCACAGGACGGTGAGGGTGGATGGACGCCAATGGCCCAAATACTCAAGCACAAGCTCGCAATAGTGTATGACGTCGGCTGGATTGTCAGTGAAGATAAGGAAAAGATTATTATTATGGGGAGTATATGCTGGGAAGGAGTAGAGAGGAAAGAATTAGACGGCGGAAGGTTCTGTTCAATACCCAAGAGTTGGGTGAACAAAATTTGGTATTTGGATAAAGGAAAAGAATATGAAAATGTACGAATTCAACTTATGGGAAAGACAAACCCTAAAGGAAAAAATCGTAAAAGAGTTCAGGACTGATGAGGGGGCTTCCACTTTCATCAATGAAAAGTGGAAGGATAGAAATCTCCTCTTCACATGGGCCCCTCTTACGGGTTATAAGTATAATGATAAGGCTCCAATTAGGGTCCCCCTTAGTAACGAGGAAATACAAATGAAAAAAGATTTAAGAAAAACACTCACCCCGGAAGCTATTGAGGAGTGGGGGTATAGTGAAATGAGTTCACACATACAGGATGATATGGCACTGCATCCTGATGCAAAAGGGTACGAGGATAAGAAATGACAATTAAAAGTGATGGTATTGCGGATGGTATTGCGGAAGAGGAGTATGGGCTAACCCCCAAACAGGCTAAATTTCTCAAGTTTTTAGCCAATTTTATAGACCAAAACGGTTACACACCCTCGTACGAGGAGATGAAACAGATCTTGAACTATAAGTCTAAAAGTCGTATACATGCCTTTGTATATTCATTAAAAAAGCGCGGATACCTTAGGTTAATTCCCTATATGAAGCGTTCAATCATGATAACTCCGAAGGGAAGGGAAATTGGTATTACGCGCGTGCCCGGGAAATGAAAAAAAGTTTTTTAAATACCGGGGAATCGGCAATACTTCAATACCGTTGCCCGCTATCCCTTATCCCATATGTAGAATCAGGGTATTGCGAAGGTATTGCGGGTCTTGACAAATCACGTAAAAAACAGTGAAAATAGGGTCAAAATGACTAAAAAAATCAATATAAACAATAAGTTAGACAATATCAAAAAACAGCTCACTCGCAATACCTCCGCAATACCTTCCAAGAAGAGGGATATGTCATTGAAATACCCTAAAGGAAACGACGGATTGACTGAGAAACAAAGGGTTTTTGTTGAAATATATACAGATAATGAGGGTAGAATGACTCCAACAGCATGTGCTAGACAGGCTGGGTATAATGTTGATCGTGCACATGTTACAGCCTCTGAACTGTTAAATATAAAGAAATTTCCTCGTGTTACAGCAGCAGTTATGAAGAGAAGAGAGGAAATTGCTGATACACATAGAGTACAAATGAACAAACATGTCCAGGAATTGGCAAGACTCCGAGAGAGAGCACTAGGTGAGAAATCATACAGTGCAGCTGTAAATGCAGAGAGACTGCGGGGACAGGCAGCAGGGTTATATATTGAGAGAAGAGAAATTAGAACTGGATCCATTGATGATATGTCAAGGGAAGATGTTCTCAAACAATTAAAGGAATTAGGACTAGATGGAAAATTCAGAAAAGAAGGTAATCAAACTGTCCTTTCGGTCAAAGAGGAATCCAATGGCGAAGGAATTAAGGACATCATCGAAATACAGGCAGAGAATAGTGAAGAGCAAAAGGAAGTATGACCGTAAAACCGGAGACCAACTTTTGGAAGAATGTAAAGAAATTGTTGGCAAGTGGGGAGGAACATTACCTAGTATCGAGGATTGAGAGTTACGCGACACCTGGATTTCCAGATTGTGTTGTGTTTCATAAAGATACAGGATTTTTTACTTTAGAATTAAAAATTGTAAGACGTAATAAAAGTGGTATTGGAAAGGTATTGGTTTCACCTCTGCAATTGGCATGGAATACTATTCATATGATCTCCGGAGCACCAGTTTATACTTTGGTAAGCGACCCTAGTTGTAGGACCGTAAAGCTTTTCCCAAGCGCGAAACTCCAAGAACTCCGAGATAAGGACTATGATTCTGTGCCCGGGGCATTGTACGAAGGCCCGCTGGCCGGGCTGCAGCTGCACAAACTCCTTAAACTCCCAAACTCCCGTTAATACGTAACTTTCGGTGGACGGCCGACAGTGGCCAGGAGTACCCGGCGCGCCCGGGTGTCTTCCCAGTCGCCTCCTGAAAATAGTTCAAATGAGTTGTTGCTTTGTGGATAAGTTTATGGTATAATACAATTAGAAATAGAAAGTGGTCACAGAGGTGTAAGCCCATACCGAAAGGTCTACTGGAAACGGCATGTTAGCTTTCTATTTCTAGAAAGAGAGTTAGTTATGGTAGTAGACGACACAATCGCACAAGCACTCAATAGGATTGCTGACCAGTTAGAAGAAAATGGTGCAACATTAACAAGAATTGCGAATCATTATGATGGGGTTGTTCCTGTTATGACACGCAATGCAAACCGAGCTGAAGCACAAGGAAAGGCAATAGACGAGGAAGTGAATAACAGTTTCGGGCAACAAGTGAGGGACATATTTAGACCACAAGAGAACTAAAACTCCTAAACTCCACTAGAGTTATCCACAGTAAGATGTGGATAACCTGTGGACAAGTTACGCACCGGGCCCGGGTCAAACTCCCAAACTCCCACTATAAATGGGACTTTTCGGGGATTTCTAATTTGGGGTTAGTTGTTACCCGGCGCGCCCGGGTGAATACTTCACGGAGCTGTGGCGGAAATCCGCCATTTATTTCCTGTTGACAGACGCACGAAGCCCAGGTATTCTGGAAGCACCTGGAATTGCAGGTAGAAAGAGAAGGTAGTATGGATTGACTAACATTACTCATACCTATAAAATTGGCGGTTTTCTGCTTTTTTATATGGTATGGCTTTAACTATTTGTGGGGTTAAAACTCCACAAGCTCCCGGGAGGTCCACGCTGCTTCGGCCTGAACTGTGATGCAGCTGGATGACTGGGAGGCAGCTGGTAATCAATCGCCTCAAAACTCCCAAACTCCCTTATTTTCCGCAGTTTTATTTTCGATCCATCCAGGATGATAAGTACGCGGGACCCGGGAGTCCAGTCGCCAAGTTATCCACATAAAAGGCTGTTGCTTTGAGTTTGGATTCGTGGTATAATGATGACTAACAAAGAGAGGTTAAGATGATGAATCCACCTTATCAGAGTTAGAAGTTTTGCAGTACGTTTCCTTAATTGATAAACGACTAGTTGCGTGGTCTTAACCACAAGACGAGCATAAGATTTGATGAGGAATTGATAGGACGTCTTAGCTCATCAAGGGAGTGATTTGGATTTGAGGGGTATGATAAACGGAGTTATTCGGCTCATACTCTCTCCCAAGCTCCCAAACTCCACATAATATCGCAGTTTAATATTGATTGATTTATAGCCTGAAGACGCACCGGGCGCTCCTTCCTAACTCCAGTCGGTAAACTCCACAAACTCCATAGGAAATCAGCCATTCATTACCATCCCGGGCATCCTGTCGCAGGACGCCACGCTTCAAGGAAATGCCTTGATATTACCTTAATTGTTAGCTTGAAATAAGCTAAAAAATGCTTATATTAATAACTAGAAATAAAGGAGAAATAGAATGACAAAACAAGGACTTAAAGACTATGTTGGTATGGGTTTCTTTTCTGTTCGTTGGTTAAAGAATGATGGAACAGAAGGATATATTCATAGAGGTATACTCGGCACTTTCAAAAGAATTGAGGGTGAACATAAAGAACATAATGATTATGTTCTAGTGTATAAAATAGGCAATGGTTATGGAGATACAAGACGTTGGGCAAATGTAAACCCTAATACAATTACTCACATAAATAATGGGGGTGTAGCATAATATGATAGTATTTGAAATTAGAATTTGGAGAATATCATTTAGATTGGTGTGGCAAAATGCCACACCGAAAGACACGCAATGAACTTGATTGCTTTAGCTATTTATATTAGTGTAATGTGGTTTATTATATTCTATTTTGCTATCAATGTATTTTAGGAGTTATACACATTATGTCTTATAAATTTTGGTTTTGGACTTTACTTATCATCTTATTAATGATAGTAATATTTTAGAAGGAGAATTAGAAATATGACAAAAGAAGTCACGACAACAAAACATACTTCAGTTAGTAATGTTGATATTAGTTCAGTTATTAATGAAGTTATTGAATACACCAAAGACCAAGCAACAATCACAGACATTAAGTCTGCTATTGCTTCAGTTCCCAAGTCTGATAGCATGGATTGGAAGTTGGTTAGTGGTGTTATTATGAATAGCCTTGTTGAATGGGTTGTTGAAAACAAAGATAGCAATAATGTTAAATCATTAGAGTTAATTCAGCACTTACAAAAAGATGTAGGTTATTTACTTAAAAGATTAGGCTTAGCTCAATAGAGTTTCTCCTAGTTGCAACGGAAGAAGGGCTACTAAATGTAGCCCTTTTTTTATGCCTAGATACAAGATGTAGTAGGTCAAAGCATACTAGATGTTGTGTTGTATTTTTGCAACACTACTACATGTAGCGCCCGGGCGCTCTTATTGCGGCTCGTAAACTCGCCGCCCGGTCCAGAAGCTCCAAGCTCCGACCCCCAACCCCCCCTTTTTCGATAAGCATGCTTTGAAAAATCTAAAGGTGAGTTTGAGGGTGACAATCACATATAAAAACGTTATAATAG